CATACCAAAAGTTAAAATACTATTGTATATAAACTCTTGAAGTTCGTTAATTTCTTTTAATTCATCCTGAATAATATCAGAATCAAAAAAACTACTCATTTATAATGTCCCGTAAAAGTTTTTTGTACTGGAATATGTCTGTATTTAGAAAAGGTTTGTATTTCTTAATTTTTAAACTTACGGTTTCCCATATCGGGTCCAGAAGTTTCTTGTCAAACTTATTCCCGAACAGGAATATTATATCATAAATTACCAGAGTTTCAATACAAATCTTCCCGCTCAGGAATTTTTTTAGAATGGGTGGATGCCCTTTGGAGCAGTTCAGAGCATCTTCTAATTTTACTTCCGAGAACAATTCTGTTGATTGTTCCTTGAATAAGTAACTCAAACTCTGTTGTCTTTTCATCCATTCTTGGTAGTTTCTTTCTCCAGAATTGATAATTTCGCCAATCCATAAGTTTTGAGGGTTATCTGTGGATACAAAATTTGATACTAAAAAGTCCACTACTTGTTTATCGGAGTATTTACGACTTGTTTTTTCAAACCAATACTTATCCTTTCTTTTATTGAAAGAAGTCATACTGGCACGAGTCTTAGCACCGTACTTGAAGAAATCGTATTTTGGATTTGTAAAATGAGATTTTAAGGCAAGATAATGTTGATAAGTTTCAAATGGTGACATCAGATAGGCAACTTGGCTTTAGAGGTTCTCTTCATAAAATTAAGACTAATCGCATCATACTTTAGTCTTTCTTTAAGAGGTTTAGAAACTAGTTTAGTAACCGATTCTACATCAATACCGTTGATTTCACAATAATGACAAATAGCATCAATATAATTACAGTTTTCTTCCGCAACTATTTTTTCAATTTCTAAAGCAAACTTGGAAGGAGTAAGAAACTTATCTTCTATTGCTTTTTCTAATTCTTTGTTCGTTTCCGTTTGTTCCATAGATTCTATATTAATTTCTAGAAATGTCTCTAATATATTTGCCATAATTTAAGAGTAATAATATGTAGTATAAAATAAAATAATCAATTAGTCAAGTAGACATTAGTTCAAGTTTATCATTCACAAACTTTTTAATATATTCCACAACAAGTTTCATATATTTGTTAAGGTCTCTCTCTTCATAAACAACACATTCACCATTTTCACACGCCATAATGATGACTAGTTTTTTGACTCTAATATCAGTCATCTCATAGAGTGCCATTCCATAGAACATCGCCTGAACGAAATAATTCTCAATCCAATCTCTTGGTTTTGGTTTTTTAGAAGTCTTAAAGTCTATGATGGCAAGTTCTCCATCAAACTCGGCAATACAATCAGTAGTACCGGCAACACCAAGTTGTTTACTATATAGAGCCCCTTCCAGACAGTAGATATTATTAATCCTGTTCAGTTCTGATTTAGCAATCTTAAAAAGAAAATCTGATATGGGTTGAACTGGAGGAAGGTCCCTATTATAAAGATAGTTCTCAACTAAAGTATGTAGGTCTGTTCCACGACTGGTTGCTGCTTTGGTGATACGGTCAGCTTCTTCTGTGCCGACTTTTTTTCTCCACTTAACAAAGATTTCCTTATTAAAATGACTGGTTACGGAAGTGATAGAGACCAACTTGAGCAGTTGGTCCTCATCGGGTACGGAATAATATCGGACTCCATCAATTGTTTCTCTTTCAAGTTGAGGAAGTACATTATCAAGATGATTAAACATTTAAGACCTCACTCTTCCTTTATTATAACCCATAGGTATGGATTCGTCAATATTCATAAGTTTTTCTTCAATACCATTATTAATCCAAACTCTCTTTGGACGATTTTTTGCCTTTTCTTTTAACTTTTCAATAGTTTCTGGGGAGTGCTTTTTTCCATACATAGGATTATTTTCTCCATTTACATCGTGATGATTTTCACTAATTTTTTTCTTAGTTTCATCACTAAGAACTCTACCAAGATTTATTTGACGCAATTTTTCAATAGATTCTGGACTCAGTTTTCTTCCAATTAACCAAGGTTTTGATTTACCTTTTGAGGCAACACTCATTTTTCTTTTTGTTTCATCACTATGATTCTTACCGTACATACCAACTTTTTTTTCTTTATGAAGTTGCTTAACTCTTTCGGAACATTCTTGACGATATTCTTCGGTTACTTCCCAACCAAAAATGCCGTCACCACCATCAGTTAAATTATAACCATAAGGAACTTTGGTATTATATTCTTTAATGTAATACTGCTCTAATTCATATGCTCTTCCAGCAGAGTCAACTTCTTCAATCAATTCAATAAAGAACTTATCTTCTCCATATTTTTTGATTGCTTCAGTTAAAAGAAATCCTCTTTTAGAGTGCTGATAAAATCTTTCAGTAATAGAGAATTTAGTTATTCCAACGTACTGTTTTTTATTTTCTAAATTAGTAATTAAGTAAATATTATACATTATCTAACTCATAAAAGGTTATAATTATTTATATAAATCTAAACCTCCACGAGTTAGACATATTATTATAATCCGAGTGCGTGTTGGGCGATTAAAAATTCCTTAACCAATCCTGAACGAATCACATCATCAATACCAAACTCAATTATATCAATAGACGGCATAGTTCTCAAAATTTTCATAAAATCAATTACACCATTCTTTTCATTTGTTTTAATTAAATCTGATTGAGTAGCATCTCCACAGAACATAATCTTGGAGTTTTCACCCACACGAGTAATAATAGAACATAATTCGTGGAAATTTGCGTTCTGGAACTCATCCACAATAATAATAGAATTATCAAGCGTAGTTCCTCTGAGGAATGAGGTGCTCCAGAACTTAATTGTTTCCTGTGCCTTAAGATTGCCATAAAGCATCTCAAATTCGGCATCACTTGAAAGTTGGAACATATACTTCACCATATTCTTATAAGGAATCTGGTAAATATCTGACTTGTCATCATAAGAACCGGGAAGAAATCCAATTTCTCGTGTGGCAACTAAAGAACGAACAAGGTAGATTTTTTCGTAAGGTGTTCTTTCATCCAAAACCTCACGAAGAGCATTATAAAGAGTAATGAAAGTTTTACCGGTTCCGGCACACCCATAAGCAACTAAATGTTTTTGAGCGGCATAAGAATTGAAAAGTTTCTTTTGATTTTCGGTAAGTGGATCAATATCTACTAGATATTCAGAACTTAACGGTTTTTTACGCTTTGCCTGACGAGTTGTAAGACCAACACCGATTGGTTGCTCTGCTCTTTTTCTTCTTGCCATAAGTGTTTAGAGTTTTTGTACTTTTGATCCGGGCATCTTTTGGGCACGACCCAATACATCATTCCACGAAGGGTGCTTGGAGGTTAGTTTATTCCGCCAATCACCTACTTCACCAACATTCATTTGTGTTGGAATGAGTGCTTTGATATGAGGGTTTTCTTTGAGATATGGGTCCTTGTCTGCCATATACATCCATTTCTCAAAGATTTCACCCGTTTCCGTATTCTCAAATCTATAAGTAGGCATAAGTTATAATAATTTACAAAAATATTTATGGACTCAGACGTGCCTTATGAAGACGCTTCTCTTCATAATAACCCCAAACATTTGGTGCCCACTTTTGAATTTCTGGAGCAATTTGTTCACATAATGCCTGAATTTCAAGTTGAGCATCTAATTTAGCACGAAGATCAAGAATATGAAGAATAGAACGAAGATTGCAAGAAACTACAAAGTTTTGACGAATTCCTTGTGCTAGACCATCACGAATATGTTCTTCACACATTCCCTTTTCATACTTCACAGCATAACGCTTACATCCTTCTACATACCATTTCATCTCATCATCATAATCTTCTTGAGTCCATTCATACTTCTTACCCTTACGATTGGTATAGAAACCAAGAGGACGAGAATAGAAAACTTCATCAGGTTTCAATTCTCCTTGTGCCACCTTCACAACTCTCTTACCAGTGTATCGTTGAGATTGAACATCAAACGTCACACCTACCCTGTGAGTCCTTGCTTGCACCATAACGTTGTGGACATACCCAGACACCGAGAATGTAATACCGGGGTGTTCTACAGGTCCCCAGTGCCCTCTCTCGTTGCTTAGGAGTTGCTCCACAATCCACTCACCACACTTTTGCGGTGTAGGAATTTGTTGATGATGAATAGGAATTTCCGAATAGTCACACTTTCCTGCTTGGTAAATTACCTGCTCTGGAATTGGATATCCTTGAAGTTTTACTACTTCAAGTCTCTTATCAAGTTCAAGAAGATCTTTTGCTTTAATAGGTCTCATTTCTTTCCAAATCCTTTTGATGTTTTTGCTTCAAGTTCTGCAAGTTCTTGTTTTACAACTCGCAGTTGTGATTTCATTTGCTTAAGTTGTTCATCAGAATAAAGATGATCTTGTTTACTCAATCTTTCAAGCAACTTTACCAGTTCTTTTGCTCTATTAGTCATCTAAATCACTATCCTCAAAAATTTCGTCATAGTCTAAAACTGCCCGTTTTCTCATCGGTTCCATAGGAGTATAAGCAGAAACATCAGAATAGATTTCTGCCTTTAATGAATCCACAAGCAATTCCATATTACGAACGATAAGTTTTAATTTTTCTTTGTCCATATCTTGTAATACTCTCCTCTTATTTTACATAAAAAAAGGGAGGATGTCAATCCTCCCAGTTTCAGGCAACTTGTGGTTTTTTTGCCATATTCAGTTGTGCTACTTGAAGGAGTTTTTCCTTCTTTGCTTTTGTTTTGAGATAGCGAACGAAATAAGTATTCATTTGTGCCCCTCCTTTACATACTTAATACCACGATAGGTTTCGTTGTATTGTTGGGGTTGCTGCATCATTTGCTGTTGGTATTCAATACGCTTTTGAGTATCATATTCAACACCACGATATACGACTTTGGACATTAGGTTTTCTCCTTAGTTGTTTAGGTTAAAGAGCGTTCCTTCCGTCGGCTTTTGCGTTCGCTATTTGCGAATAGCGAATGAACGATCCGTTCCGAGTCGGCGTACTTCCGTCTGGATATTCCAGATGAACGACATATTATATATTACCACAAAATTAAAAAAGTAGCAACCGATACTAAAGTGTATCGCTACGCTACTGTTTTAAAAACCTT